CTAATAATCATCTCTGTATTCACGCTGTTCGGCAAGGTTATCAAAGCGTGAGAATTGACCGTTAAATGCTAAACGTACACGACCAATCGGACCGTTACGTTGTTTACCAATAATGATTTCAGCAACACCTTTATCTTCAGAATTATCGTTATACACTTCGTCACGATAAATAAACATAATCAAGTCAGCATCCTGCTCGATAGAGCCTGATTCACGCAAGTCTGAGTTTACTGGACGTTTATCTGCACGTTGTTCTAAAGTACGGTTAAGCTGGGAAAGTGCAATAACAGGGACTTCTAATTCTTTCGCTAATGCTTTTAAAGAACGAGAAATCTCGGCGATCTCTAAGGTACGGTTATCTGAAAATGCGGGCGCGCGCATTAATTGAAGATAATCCACCATAATCATACTCAAGCCACCATTTTCTCGATACACACGACGCGCGCGAGAACGCAATTCTGTTGGAGTTAAACCCGATGAATCATCGATATAAAGATTATTTTTTTGCTTAAACATCCCAAACACGCTAGCAATTTTGCTCCATTCCGCTTCTTCCAAGTTTTGGCCTGTACGAATTTTGGTTTGGTCCACGCGAGCTAGAGAGGCAATCATACGCATCATAATTTGCTCAGCAGGCATCTCTAAACTGAAGACTAATACAGGCTTATCACTTGCCATGGCCGCATTTTCACAAAGGTTCATTGCAAATGTGGTTTTACCCATGGAAGGACGTGCTGCCACAATGATGAGATCGGAAGGCTGTAAACCGGCTGTTTTCTTATCTAACTCAACAAAGCCCGTTGTGACCCCTGTCACACCGTTATGATTTTCAAGCTTACCTAAGGTTTCAATTCGAGCAATAGTGCTTTCCAACACGCTGAGCACGTTTTGAGGGCCCTCTGTTGAAGAACTCCGTTTTTCAGCGATCGCAAAAACTTCCCTTTCAGCTTCATCCAACACCATTTTGATGTCTTTGCCTTTTGGGGAATAACTGTTTTCTGCAATACGATTCCCCACTGCAATAAGCTCACGCAAAATCGCTTTTTCACGTACGATTTCAGCATAAGCCAAAATATTAATAGCATTTGGCGTGTTATTGGAAAGATCTGCGAGATAAGCAAAACCGCCTACGGAATCACTGATACCTTTGGCTTTAAGGGCTTGATCAAGGGTGATTAAATCAATCGGTGTTTGGTTACGCATTAATTCTTCCATAGTTTGGAAGATTGCTTTATGCGCAAAAGTGTAAAAATCCTCAGCAATGACTCTTTCAGCGATACCATCCCAATGCTGATTACTCAACATTATACCGCCAAGAACGGCTTGTTCAGCTTCAGTGGAATGAGGCGGGATACTAACTTGTTCAGTTTTCTGATCGGAAGATTGGATTTGTCGTTGTGATGCCATAAGGATTTCAATTTAAACTAAAAAACTGTGCTTATGATACCGCAAATACGAGGTGGTTTTAAGAAAAAAGTGCGGTCAATATTTTCAATATTTTAGACATAAAAAAACGGTGGAAAAATCCACCGCTCTTTTTCATTCAGGCATGTTGATTATTCAACAGTTAAAGTACGACAAACGTTAGTTGTACCTTCTGATTCATCACCTTGTGTTAATAAAACAAGATCACCTGAAACTAAATAACCTTTTTCTTTTAATAGGTTAATCGCTGCTTTTGCACCTGCAGCGCTACGAGATTCACCATCAAAATGAACTGGTGTTACACCACGGTATAATGCGCAACGGTTTAAGGTTTCTTGAACACGAGAAAGTGCAAAGATTGGTAAACCTGAGCTAATACGTGACATTAATAATGGTGTACGACCAGAGTGGCTTAATGTAATGATTGCTGCAATACCGCTTAAGTGGTTTGCTGCGTACATTGCTGACATCGCTACAGACTCTTCAATATCTCTGAATTCACGATCTAAACGGTGTTTAGAAATATTGATGCTTGGCATTTTTTCTGCACCTAAACATACGCGAGCCATTGTCGCTACAGTTTCAGCTGGATATTGACCTGCAGCAGTTTCTGCTGAAAGCATTACCGCGTCAGTACCATCTAATACCGCATTTGCCACGTCCATCACTTCTGCACGAGTTGGCATTGGGTTGCTGATCATTGACTCCATCATTTGAGTTGCAGTAATAACCGCACGATTTAATTGACGTGAACGACGAATTAATTTTTTCTGTACGCCAACCAATTCTGGGTCACCAATTTCAACACCTAAGTCACCACGCGCAACCATAATTACATCAGAAGCGAGAATGATATCATCCATTGCTGCTTCATCAACGACTGTTTCAGCACGTTCAACTTTAGCAACGATTTTCGCGTCTAAACCTGCTTGTTTTGCTAATTCACGCGCATAGTTTAAATCTGCACTTGAACGAGGGAAAGATACAGCTAAGTAATCTACACCAATACGTGCAGCTGTGATGATATCTGCTTTATCTTTTTCAGTTAATGCGTCTGCAGATAAACCACCACCTAATTTGTTGATCCCTTTATTGTTTGATAACGGACCACCAACTGTCACTTCAGTAAATACTTTTGCACCGTCAGTAGAAAGAACTTTTAATTGAACACGGCCATCATCTAATAAAAGAATATCGCCAGGAACAACGTCTTGTGGAAGAGTTTTATAGTCTAAACCAACGGCTTCTTGATTACCCTCACCTTTTGGTAATTCCGCATCAAGAATAAATTTATCACCAACATTTAAGAAAATTTTGCCATCTTTAAAAGTAGAAACACGAATTTTAGGACCTTGTAAGTCACCTAAAATTGCCACGGTTTTACCTAATTTTTGAGCAATTGAACGAACACGCTCAGCACGGCCGATATGATCGTCTGGTGTACCGTGAGAAAAGTTCATACGCACAACATTAGCGCCTGCTGCGATAATTTTTTCAAGATTGTTATCGCGGTCTGTTGCTGGACCCATTGTACATACAATCTTCGTTCTTCTTAATTTTCTAGACATTATCTAAACTCCACAAATGGTTACAATTTACTTAAAGCTTTTTTAAATTTCGGCTCATCCGAGATAAAAAACGCTGGGGATTATACGCTTAAACCTGCATAAAATCAAAATAACTACTGAGACTTTTTAAATCAGATTTTGGTTATTTTTTTAGCAGCTAAATTTAACTTAAAACAAATCCTCTTGTTTTCATCCTTAAAACTGTTTATCATCTGCCACATCTTTTACGCGACTATAGCTCAGTTGGTTAGAGCACCACCTTGACATGGTGGGGGTCACTGGTTCGAGTCCAGCTAGTCGCACCATCTATCAAAGCCAGTAAATTTCTACTGGCTTTTTTCTTTCCTAAAGTTCACCTCAAAAATCAATCACTTATCTATAATTAATTCAACAAATCATCAAGATTTCAAGCCTCAAATATTGCCAACTTTTAGTTATTTTTATATATTTCTTGCCGTTAATTACGCCAAAATTACGCCTTATTTGGTCTAATTACGCCAAGATGAGGAGATATAAAAATGGCTACAATGCGAAAACGTGGTGATAAGTGGCGTGTTGAGATTTACAAAAATGGACAAAGAAAGTCTAAAACTTGTAAAACAAAGGCAGAGGCCACTCAATGGGCTTTAGAAGAAGAGAAAAAATTAGAGCTACAAGAACAAGGATTGCAACCAGAAACCGTCTTAGCGGACGTTGTAGAGCGTTATTTGAAAGAAATTACGCCAACTAAGCGTGGAATACGCCACGAAACGTTAAGATTAAACAAATTCGCAAGACATCCGATTTGTAACAAGTTTATCGGTGATGTTACAAGAAAAGATTTTGAATTATGGATTGCCGAAAGAGAAAAAGAAGTCAGCGGTGAGAGTATTAGACGAGAATTATCCACCATCAGAAATATTTTTAATGTAGCGGTTGAACGTTGGAATTATATCGAAAAAAATCCGATGATAGGGCTTGTTTTGCCGAAAGGAAGTGAGCCAAGAACGCAAAGATACTCAGATGAAGAGATAGAAAGAATACTCTATGTTAGCGGTTACAACGATACACTTAAAACAATCAGAGCAAGAAGTGGCGCAGCTATGTTGTTTGCGATTGAAACGGCAATGCGAGCTGGTGAGATTTGTGGATTGACTTGGGATAACGTTAATTTAGAGAAAAGAACTGCTTATCTACCAATGACGAAAAATGGCACTTCTCGCACCGTTCCGCTAACAAGAAACGCTGTGGCTATTTTGGAAAGATTGAAAAAAGAAATTGGGAACGCTGGTTTGTGTTTTCAATTAGATGCTCGCTCGCTTGATGCTGCCTTTAGGAAGATTAAGAAAATGGCAATGTGTGAGCATTTACGTTTCCATGACACCCGAAGAGAGGCTTTGACAAGATTGGCGAAAAAGGTTGATGTAATGACCTTGGCTAAAATATCGGGACATAAAGACATTCGGATATTACAAAATGTCTATTATGCCCCGAATATGGAAGAAGTTGCGGAATTATTGGATTAAAAATCATTACAGTTTAAAGCGCGGTCATAACAACCGCACAATGATTGCTCAAAGTGCGGTTAGTTTTAGTTAAGACCTATTAGATTACGATTTGACCGTTCTCTTTCAAGTAAGCATAAATTCGATCTAGGTCAATTTGCTCTGTCGTTTTACCAATATCATCTTTAGTTAATGGTTTGCTCATTAGCTCTTTAGCAGCTACTGCATCAATCCATTTATAATCCGAGATAATAGGCGTGAAGTTAGTCACAGAACCGTCACTATCTTCACCGGTGCCAAGCACATACTTAGCATTGATAGAACCATCTTCTTGCTTGGAGTACGCAGCAATAGCTGAGTACATCGGGTTCAGAATCTTGTTAAATGTTGTCATGTTTACTCCGTTTATTGATACATTGTTGTTGTGTTTGATACTGCGTACGCTGTAATACAAATTTTTGGATTTCCGCCACCAATATCAAAAAATTCTGGCGGCATATTTCTATCGTGATTCGTATATAAATATCTGTGCGATTGATTAGCCTCGACCGTGAATGTTTTATGCGAATTAACGATAAAGAAAACTCGCTTGACAGGTGCGGCGGTTATATTTATCCACGCTTGCCAAAAGCCTGCAGTTTCATAAACCTTAGCAATAAACACCTCACACAAATTACCACCAATCAACTGATTAACCTCAAGCGCTCCTGTGAATTTACCAGTTACACCCTCTAATCTCGCCCCTCGTATCGTGCCACCCTCAATTACCGAACCTCTAACAGAACCACCGTTTACGGTTGTACCCGTGATTGTACCGCCAGAGATATTATTACCATTGATGTTATTACCATTAATGGTTGCTCCTGTAATGCTGCCACCAGAGATATTATTACCATTGATGTTGTTACCATGGATATTAGTCCCTGTAATATCACCAGCATTAATTCGTCCGATATTAGAGCTAATGGCAGATAAGCTAGTTACATTTAACTTATCCGCAGTGAGTGACCGTGTAGCAATGTGAGTTGCTCCAATACTACCTACTGCGATATGTTTCGCAGCTACTGCACCTGTTGCAATCTCATTGGCCGTAATGCTATCAGCCGCCATTTGTTGAGTGGTGATTGATTTGGTAACAATCGACCCACCATGAATAGCGGTTACACCTGCATTTTGCCACGGGCTAGGTTGAGTTGTGTATTCGGTACACTCCTCGAGCATTGGTCGAGACACGTAGTAGGCTGCATGAGTTTTATCCCTCGAAAAATGATTAACTCTTATTAAAAGCAATATCTTGCCAGTTGTAGGGGCCTTGAACTTAACAAAGGCTCGCCCTGCGTTTTGGCTTAGTCCGTCCTGAAACCACCCACTATGAGCCGATATAAAGTTAGATGGTTTATTATGTATATTTTCATCGCCGGCAGTCATTGATAGCGCTAAAAGTCCTTGATAGCTCAATCCATCCGCATCATAGCTTTCGATAACCAATTCGCCAGCACAGTTAAATCCCCCAACATAAACGCTTGCTATATACCACTTGTTAGCCACCACATTCACAAATTGCCTTGATACATCAAGCCAAGCTCTTTTATCTATAAGAGTATTAAACTGCTGTGACGTACCGTTAATTGCAATTAGCCTCCAAGCTTCGTTTTTCTCGCCTTTCGGAAAATATTGGTTTTTACTGTAAGTACGCTCGAATGCTGACGGGGTTGGGCATCCACTCCAGTCTCCACCAGTCGCACCAAACCCGAACCAACCATAACCGTTATTGTCAAATATCGGGTTGTATAATAGGTTACCACCTAGCCCGATTGCCATTTTGTCAGCAGTAATCTGCCCTGCCGCCATATGCTCAGCTCTCACCGCTCCAGCTTGTAACGCACCCGCTCCGATTGTGTTAGCACCAATTTGGTCAGCTTGTAGAGTGCCGACTAATTGCGTTGTTTTAATGCGGATACCACTTGCATCAATACCATTCTCAAGGTATTTACTACCATTCCACGTGTACAGTTTGCCGTCTGCGGTATTGTAAACCTGCTTGTGACCTTGATATTCATCAACGTTTAAACCACTGACTGTTTTAATTAAGTCAAGGTTTCGAGCAGGTAGGGCGGTGTCGATTACTTCATCAACGATGTTTTGAGAGAGTTTCTTGTTTAAAACCTCTAACTCTGCATCAATATCAACCGAGCTTTCGCCACGAATACCAGTCATCTGATTAAATGAACCAACGTTCACGCCTCTAGCGTGTCTTAGCCAGTAGTATCTAACCTGATTAGCTCCGACTTCGTGCGTGTAAACTCTTGAGTTTACTTTTGTCAGCAGTCTAGCGGTTTTAATATCATCGGTTTCGCTGACGTAAATCTCCGTCGCTGTGGCATCATTAATCCAATCCCACTCGATTGTGATATTGCCTAGTCCACCAGTAACTCTTACACCTGTCGGTGCTGGCGGTTTGTCAATAACGAATGTTTGAACTCGCTCGCTTAATAACTGTCCGCTCTCACTCTTGATTTGGATAACAATGGTGTATTCACCATTTTCAAAATCATCAAAGCTAACATTTGGCGATGATTGACCTAGACGAACATCATACAAAGCACCATCTTTATAGATTTTAATGTCGTATTTAACAAGTCCATCACCACCTGTGATGTCGGTAGAGAAACTAACACTGCCGTCTTGATTAACATTGACATTGATATTGCTAATTTGCGGAACGCTTAGAATTGAAGTCGCTCTAGGTTCAAACTTCGCTCCGTTATCAACTATTGCTTCTTTCTGTGGTTCGTGCTGTAAAGCTGTAATGATATACTTGCCTTTTTCTTCTTCTTTAACAGATAGGGCCTTAAATAATTGGCTTGTTACCTGTTGAGTAGATAGCGACCACACGCCATAAGCCTCCAATCCTATTGGAGCTTGGTCTAAAGTAACTTCCGCACCTTTCGCAGAGATGATCTTAATGTCTTGATGTTTTGCGTTTTGATTAATGTAACTAAAGTAACTATTACCACTGATAGAAATTTCTCTATCAAGAGTGACTTTCTTGCCATCAACTGATAAAACTCGCCCACCAATATTCGTGCCTGCGTAATATGTGTCTGACACTCTAATAATGTCACCGGGGATATGCATTAATCCCTCTGCACCAACAGTAAAGGTAACGGTCTTGGTTTCTAGCTTTTCGGTTTGCAGTAACCATAAGCCAGTGCGGTGCGCTTGACCTCTAGAGGTGCAACCAAAGGCAGTTATTTTCTTAACGTTTAAGCCGTACTTACGAATAGCATCATCATCAGAAACATACTCAATCATTCTTTCGTATGAGTTGTTTTTATCAACATATTCGACCTGAATTGCGTTGTGGCGAGCTTTCTTAGCCGAAAAAGTGTAATTAAACAACCCTTTGTCAACGTTTGCGTTTGTGTATGTCCAGACTGGATCGTAAGGGCGATCCATTACTACCGTTAATTGCTGACCGTTCCAAACTGGCATCGCTCTGAAAATTGAGCAAATATCATTAATTACATCATACGCAGAGCGTTGCTCTGTTAGCCACGCATTACAGGTAAATCTAGGCTCTTTACCGCCAAAACCGTCCGGCACTAATTGGTCGCAATATTGAGCAACTTGATACAATGTCCATTTATCAGCTCCGAACTCGCCTAATCTATTACCTAATCCGTAACGTTTATTTGTTACAATGTCAAACAAAACCCAAGCGGGATTATCCGTCCAATCTATCTTAAATGTACCATCCCAAACGCCCGAATATTGTCTTGTTCTAGGATTGTAGTTGCTAGGGATTTTGACCTTAATCCCCATGATGTCGTAGGTTCTTGTTGGGAGGTTGCTAAAATACTCTGAGTCAAATTTTACGCCAACCAAAGCGGTATTTGGATAGGTGAATACTGTATCAATAACCTCCGTGTAACTAGACCATAATGTGTTATTTTGAAGTCTTTGAGAGTTGCTATCTTCGGTTAATCGCTCAACCTTAATGGTAAATGGAACAGGCGGTAAATCCCCAAATGTGTGCTGTTGGAGGTATTGGGAGCTATATTTACCAACAATGGTTACAGGGTATGATTTATCCCCAATGGTAATGACGAGATTAACTTGCGAACCGTTAATATCCCCGTTATCCTCCATTTTTGAAAGAGCTTGTACGCCAACGGTAAATCTTAATCTAGAGACTTTGCTATCTGTAATAGTCCTTGTTATAGGTAGATTTCTGCGAACCTGTGCTGAAACTGAAACCTCTCTTTCCGATTCGCTGAATCCACTAAGCACCTCTTGAACCTGTCCGCCAATTCGACCTTGTAATGCAAAGTTTTTAAAATTGAATGAGCCGTCTTTATTTTGAACTGGAGTGTTATCCAAATAGACAGATTCCATCTCGTTTGCTAAGCCTGCTATCTCACCCTCAGAGATAACTTCGACAATCTTGATTAACTGCTTACTTCTGCTTGTCTCTTTTGCCTCTACCGGTGTATGTACGCTACCTGCACCGCTTCCAGCATTAACCGCAGGACTAGGACTGCCGCCTCTTCTACTGCCTTTACCCATTTCCAGTCTCCCGCGTTGTAATCCAAGGATAGAGTTTTCCTGTTTTCTTATCTCGGTATCTATTTAAATCACCGATTCCAGTATTTTCACCAGTGCCGCCTGTGGCTGGTTTATCCGTAGCGTTATCAGCAACGGTTACAGTTGGCTCTCTATCAATATCCATGGTTTCAACGCCTTGAGATATTACAAGTGAGCCAGTTCTGATTAACCCGTAAGTGAGAGGCATAGATTTACCCTGCGCCACCATGTTCGCGAGATTTGAAAAGCTTGTTGATTGCTTTTTATCTTCTTTGCTTTTTTCTGTTTTAACCGCACCTGTTGGCGTTACACCTCTCATTGTTGGCATTTTTGTAAGCATTTGAGCGGCACCGCCAGCCATTAAACCAATACCGGCAACCACCAATGCTGAACCGCCAGCCCAGGATGTAACCGCTCCAACTACAACCATCACAGCGCCGACTATCGTTTGAAATAAACCTGCTTTCTTTGAGCCTTTTAAGACGGGGGTAAAATGCACTGTTGCATCGTCTTTTAAGTGTTGATTTAAACCTTGCTCAAGATAGCGATTATCTAGATACTCTCGCCCAACCCTTACAGTAAATAATCCTTGCTGAATGAATTGTCTTAGCTTTGGGATCTGACTTGTTAGAGCGTGTACTACTTCAGCAGGTGTCTTGCAGTCTAAATTAAATTCAGATCCAAACTGTTTAAGGCTGCCGTAAAATCTAACGTTGACCATTCTTTATATCTCCAAATACTGTGCGTGTGTTTGAGCCAATAACCATCGTACAAATCTCGCTTAGATAATCGTTTTGGCGCATGATGAAGAACCATCTGCTCGCCTACATAAATAGCGGCGTGATTTGGCACATCAGAACCTATGCTAATTAAAACCACATCACCAATTTGAGGCTCATTAACTTGCTCAAATCCGTGCTTTTCCATGTTATCCAAGTAGAGATCGAAACCATCTTCCCACCAGTATTCTTGCCGTTCGAAATCAGGAAATTCACGACCAGATAACCTGTAAAAATCCCTGAATAACGTGTAACAGTCCATTTCACCGTGTTTAAACTCACGACCGATTAAAAATGGGATTTTCGGGAAAATGTGGATTTTCTCATCGCAAACTAACCAAAAATCTAACTGGCTATATAGTTGCGTTTGTAAATCGGCTTGGGATAATTTTGGCTCGCCTTGTGGGTGAGAGTGAATCAATGCCACAATCTCGCCTTTCTCTGATGCGTTGATGTAATCTTCCGGCGTGATTTCAAAGTGGTTTTCCTTATCTTCTGCTACGTTTTCACAAGGTATAAAGACTTTTTCATTACCCATTAAAACAACAAAACCACAGCTTTCCTGTGGTTCTTTTGATTTTGAGTGTTTGATTATCTCGTTGTGTAACTTACCGTCCATTTACTACCCCAACTTATCAACGCTGACAAATCCGCCATAATTGCGTGTGTTGTTTCTTAGCTTGCAGCCAGTCAATAAACCACTGCACTTATCCTTTTGAGGGTCGGTGGTTGGTTGGTCTTTTTCATCTGCTACTGCCTTGCCCGTATAACCACATTCAACGCTTCTGTACAGCCAACTACAAGTCGTTGTAATCATTCTTGCGCCAATTAATGCGCTGTCAGTTTCTGACGGTAAGGCTAGAGTAAATTGAGCGATGTTTCGATTGAGCGAAGATAATTGCTCAATCACGAAATAACTTAATACTTCCTGTGATGGGTCGGCCTGCTTATTGCCACTCTCGAAATTGACCGCATCTAGATAGTGCATATAGACTAATCTTCGTCTAACGATACCGCCCAAACACTGATCGAACCGGTTACATAGTGCGGTAACAAATCCATCTACATTCCCAATCGTTAATGTTGGTCGGTTGCTTGGTCCATTGCCTGACATCTCAAAGCCATCTGCTTTTACACCAAACGACTGATAAGTCTTTCCTTGCCATACAATAGGCTGCGATTTCTCGTTAGTACCGGCATAAAAGCGATATAATTCACCACTAATCCCGTCACTATCTCGCAGCAGTCTTAAATCAACCTCAAATAGCTCAATCAGCACATTTTGCTCTAACTTGGCGAGGTCTAGTTTGAATTGATTGCTAATTACTTGTGGCATTACGGCACCTCAACAAAACTACAAGTAAACTCTGTGAAGTTTAAGCTCATCTTCGCAGGCCATTTACTGCAAATAACTTTGATATTTTTACCTGTAAACGGGTCTTTAAATAAAAAAGGATGAATTCCTTTGTGTCTTTTAAAGAATTCATCCACTTCTAAGCGGTCTTTATTTTTAACCTTGACCGATACAGAATAAGAACGGAGTAAACTGTTAATGCCTTGTAATTGGCGTTGAGTATATCCATCACCAAACTCAATCGTGTTCACTGTTGGCTCATTATCAATCTGAAAATCAGGTCTAATACACCATTTAAATGTTTCCATATTTATCCCTAAGCAAATACGCCACCAGAACGCATATTATTTGAAATAATACCTTCAGTTTCACTTCGTGCTATTTTACGGATTAGCTCTACTGTAATCTCTGTTTCACCGTTACGCTGTCTTTGCTCAACGTTTGCGTTGACTGGCTCGCCATTGTTAATCACTTTAACAGAAATACTGCCACCAGCCATAGGTTTATAGCCGATTGATGGGATAGAGCCGACTGTTCCACCGTTGGCATATCCGCGACCATAATTAAGGTGATTTAGGAAACCAATCCCTAATCTTGATGTCGCCTCTTTGGTGATAACGTATTCACCACGATGAACCACACCTGCTGGCTGATATTTACCGCCGTTACCGGTATAACCACCACTGGCGAAGCCAACATAACCGCCATCAGCAAATCCAAACGCTCCTGATGCGGCTTTGATTGCGTTGAAAATCATCATCTTAACGGTCATCTCAGCAATGTCTCTCAAAATAGATTGAGCAAGAGAGCGGAAATCCGCTTTGCCGGTCACGACAAGATCTGTTAAGGCGTCAGTCATACCATTAAAGGCATTTTGAGTAACCTGCGACATATTCGCAGCCATATCGCCAAAGCTATCTTGGATTTGGTTTATACCATCTTTAATCCCTGCAATCGGATTTGATTTCCGTTGATTTTCGGTTTCTTTAATAACCGCCATACGCTCTTTTAGTTTTGCGATTTCCTCATCAAGTTTGGCAATGTTCTCTTGCGACATTCCGATTTTAAGTCTTGCCGCCTCAAGGTCTAATTGATGATTGTATTGGATTAATTCTTGCTCTTGTCTTGTTTTACTAAGCAATTCAAGCTCAAATTCCATTTCTCGCAGTTTTTCAGTGTTATCAAAGGCGAATTGAGCGATAGCTACACTTTGTTGCGCCGCATCAATTTGAGCGGCCATATCTTTCAGTTTAGCCAAACCATCAGCACCAAAATGAGCGTATTTCTCGCCATTTGTTGCGATGTCTTGAGTGATTTTGTTAAGCTCCTGATATTGGCTGACTTGACCGAATACAGAAATATCTTGGGCGTTAGCTCGGATTTCTGAAAGTCTGCGCTCCATTTCGCTTAGTTGGTCAGTGTACTGCTTGACATAATCAACTTTGGAACCGCCTGATTTCTTAGCTTTTTTAGCCGCTTTTATTTCAGTTTGGGAACCCAATAAGGCAAAGTTGCTATCAACCACCGCGGAAAAATCAGCAGAATCTTTTTCGAATCCGCTATTTAACGCATTATCTTCTGCTTGTAACTTGCGTTTCTTGGTTGGGTCGGTTTCTTTGTTAATTGCAATTTGGCGGTTGTTTCGCTCAATTAACTTAGTCGCTTTATCACTTAAAGCATTTTGAACACTAAGCCCTAAGGCGTTAAATTGACTAGCTACCAAGATAGCCATCGCACCCATTCGCTCAACTGCACTTGTAATAGATGCCGCACCGCTTTCCGCACTTGGAAAAATGCGGTTTAAATCATCGAGAGAAAAGCCGATGTTGTCGATGTTAACCTTAGACATATCCAAGGTTGGCAATAAGCTCTTTAATTTATCGTTAAATTCAGCAACAGGAACCTGTCCGATGATTGTTTTTAAGTCATCTTCTGATTTGGTTAGTTTTTCGTTCGCCTTCGCCAATTCGGCTTTTTTAATCGCCAAATCTTGAGTTGATTTCGCTAACGCCTCTAAATATGCCGAATCTTCCGCTCTACCGCTTGATTGAGCAATTTGTTTTCCTTGCTCGACTATTCTATTGAGTTTTTCGTACTCTTCTTCTAGACGCTTAATTTCGTCCTTCTGAGCGGTAATGGATTGCTCTAATTTAGCTTTCATTCCGTCAAGGACTGCGGCTGATGCGTTGGCTAATTTAGCCGTTGTTACATCTAAAGAATCGGCAAAGGATAAAAGCTCTTGTCTAGCGGCTTCTGTTTTTTGTTGGTAGTCAAGAAAAACACCAACGCCAGCCGATAAGCCAAGAGTTAATAAACCAAGTGGACCACCAACAAAACCCAATGCACCGCCTAAGCCTTTGCCAGTTGCAGTTAAAGCTTGTTGTGCAGCAGTGAGATTTCTCGTCGCAGCCGCCTGAGCTGACATAGCAGCAGAAGCTTGAATACTTGCTGCAACCCAAGTGCGGATTTTACCAACACTCCAAATTACACCTGCACCTGCTGCAAGGCTCGCCACTACGGTTAAGTGATTGGCGATTTCATTGATAGCCTTAGCAAATGCCTCGCTAGCTCCAGTGGATTTATCTAATTCACCAATCCATTTAATGGTTGATGTGTTTAGATTTTCAAAGGCTGCGGAAATAGTAAGGATTCGAGTGTTAAACTGGTCATCAACGGATTCTTTGGCTCGCTCTAACGCTGGAACGAGAACGTCCATTGTTAGCTTGCCCTCTTTTGCCATATTGTGAAGTTCGCCAGTAGTAACGCCTAAACCAGTCGCAATCGCTTTCGCTAATGCTGGGGTTTGCTCCATTACAGAGTTGAATTCATCACCCCGTAAAACCCCACTCCCTAACGCTTGCCCGAACTGTGTCAATGCCGCATCTGCTGCACCAGCACTTGCACCAGATACCGCAACAGCTTTTGATACTGTTTCGGTTAAACTAGCAACCTGTGCTTGGCTAATCTTTAATGTTTCGGCATTTTGAGCAAATCGTTGATAAACCCCAGAAGTCGCATTAATACTTTGGTTAGTCTTTAACGCAATATCAAAGACATTATTTAAGCCTTTTGAGCTACTGATTGATGCACTTTCGACTAATCGAAGTTTATTTTGAATTTCAGTGTATCCATCGGCAAAACCTTTTAGTTGACTCACGCCAAAGCCAGCTATACCAGCTTTGAAAAGGTTAGCGGATACACGATTGAGCGAATTCATAGACCGCTCAATATTATTTAATTGTTTTGTGGTGGTATCACTGAAACGCTTTACCCTGCCTTGTGCGTTATTGATACCACTTTGGAATTTAACCTGATCTAACTCAAGCTGAATTCCTAAGTGTCCTAATAAGCCTGCCATTTTTACTCCGTTATCTATTTGCTAAGTAATCGGCTGAACCGTCATCAAACTCTTCTTCTTTCTTCTCTTTGTAAAAGGGCATAAAGTCTGAAAGCTCTGGCGGTCTGCCTTTCGGATCACGATTAACCATTGCCAAAACGTGCGAAATTTGAGCCGAGCGATAATCATCACGCCACAATCCGAACGGTTGCTCTTCGTAGAACAATCTGTATTCTTGTAAATGGCTTTCTGGCATCTGCTCAATTTCTTCTAGCGTTTTACCGAGAGAAAGCGACAGGTTTATTTGGAACTTTCTTCGGCTGGTGAGTTTTTTGGTTCACCGTCCATAATGGCTTGGTTAAGTTGCTCAATGACAGATTTATCAAGTTTAGATAATGCCTCTAGGTCGTTTTCATCTTCGGCATTAAATAGGTTTTCACCATGTGAATCGCATAAACGCATAGCGATGGTGCGTGTTAGTTTGTGTTTGTCGTAAACTTTTGCTAATTGCTCTGTTAAGGTATCTTCATTTGTAAAATCAAGCGTAATACCTTGAGCCTCAGCAATTCGCACTAATTCTTGTTGTTGTCCGTATAAGGCTTTATTCATTTCCCCAACAGTGAATTCACGGATGTAATAGGTATCGCCTAAAATTTCTACTGGTTTAACTCTCGGCTTGTGTGATAAAAGCTTATCTCTTAAATTCATTCGTTCCACCTTATAAAAAGAAAACCGAGAGGATTAACTCTCGGCTTTGTTATTTACGCTGTTGTAGGTAAAAAATAATCACGTTTTGCTTTTTTGATGGTTACACCTGACTCAAATTTACCTTTCACTTCACCGCTAAAGTTAGGTGAGGTTTGGATAAATCCAGTACCATATAAAGCACCTTGATTTTCTTTCAAAATCATCAACCAAGGGAACGTTTCTTTGTTGTAGAATTTTTTGCGCAAATCTTGCTGCATATCTGTCGCAGGTGCGTAATAAAAAGAAAGCTTAATTGAACCATACTCAATCTCACCTGCTTCTGTTTCCGTACCCTCTGAACACATTGTGGTGATGTCAGTTTCGCCCAATGTATCACCGTCACCATCAATCTGTTTAATCGCACAGAAGTTGCTTGATAATTGGATTTTTGAGACTTTCGCACCAGCGAATGATGTCGGTTTATCTAAACCTTTCCAGTCCACTTCATCTGCAAGTGTTACTGTATCAGTAGATACTGATTTCACAGGATAACAGCCATCTAACGCTCCTAAGCCAGTGATTCGGATAAAATCACCAGCTTTTAAGCTGTTACCAGTTGCGGTAATTGTGGCATTTGGCGTAACAGTACAAGCTGTAATCGCTTTTTCTGTGTCGTAGCCCACGCCTAAATAAAACTTAGTCCCTTGAAAAGGGGTTGTTTGTGTTGCCATTGTTATTCTCCATAAGCAATTTGGTAGGTTATAACCCGTCTGTGTAGTTTTGTGTCGGGTTCATAATCCGATAAGTCATTTACTCGCTCAGCATATTCGAGCTTTTGCTCTAATGCGGTAAATATCGGTTTTCTTAGCGCCATCACATCATCTGGATTTGGGCTGTATATGTCGATTTGCACCATAAAATCATCTAAATCGCCATCTTCCAATGCGGAATTTGGCGAAATATTGATGAATTGATAGACGATGACAGGGAATTTCTTGTTAGTATCAGGAATAAACCCATAAAAACACCGATTTTCAACAAGTTGAGCCAATGCTTTGAATAAATCTTGCTGAATCATTTCCCAGCCTCTTCTTCAATTCCACGTTTAAGTGTTGTGATGATTTCTGTCGCAACCTTTTCTTTGGTCTGCTCAAATGCTGGTCTTAGGAATGGCTTGGCTGGCATTTTTGAAGTGCCAAACTCAACAAAACGCCAGTAAAACGGATCTTTCGGATTGTATGCTCCGCTACTCGCATTTTTAGCCTTAAAAGCTCCTCGTTGCTTGGCCGTAAGTCCTTTAACTCGAATTACAGTGCCGATTTTGCCGTTCTTTAAGACTTTAGTGCTGCTTTTTATCGCTTTTTTGAGCGTACCAGCTCGTCTATATGGCGTACTGTGGGAAAGAACAGGTGCATTTTGTCTTGCTTGTTCTCGCACAATCTTTCCGCCATCTCTCATCGCTTTAACTGCAATCTTGTTAGAGACCTTACGACCAAGCTCACTCAAAGCTTTGTGAATTTGAGATAATCCCTCAACCTTGACATTACCCATCAACTGCCTCTTTACACATTAATTGTAGAGAAACGTTGCGTTCTTGGGTGTTAAGCACGGCAACAATTTCCAAGAAACGCTCACCAAACTTAACCCTCATTGACGGTTTGATACCGTCTAGATGACGTAGCCATATCTGTGTAGTGATTTCTGACTGCACTTGTTGAGCAGAAAAGTATTCTCTGCCAGATAATGGTCTAACATCAGCCCAAACAGTAGCTACTCTCTTCCAGGTTTGATTACTAGCACCGTAATCATTCACTTCATTAACTTGCCGCAACAAGGTAATTCTGTGACGTAGCTTTCCTATGTTCATATTAATCACCTACACATCTATAAAACGATAACGCTCAATGATGGCTTTAACAGTTGGAGGTAAATCAAAGTTTGTTACACCTTGCCCTTCGTTCCATCCACCACGGTTTTCATATAGGTAAGCGATCAGCATTAATATGGATATTTTCAAATCGCCAGTGATTTCTTGTGCATTAATCGGTTTTTCTTCGGGCAATGTATTAAAAAGCACTCTATTCGTGTGGTTCTCAACCATCGCCTTCGCTGCAACTAAATAGGCAGACAACAAATCATCTTCCTCATCGTTATCAATACGACATTGCAACTTAATTTCGTCTAGTGTGATTTCCATTCATCCCCCAAAAAAATGCGGCCATTTCTGACCGCACGTTTAACTATTTACCTGTTAATGCTTTAATTGCTGACACATCTTCGAGTACGCAGTCAAAGCGATGGAACGCTAAGAAACCTACTTGGTCGAACTCTGCGTAACGTTCCACTAAGCGACGTAATGTCATACCTGACACGCGACGAATGATGAAACGATTGAAATCACCAAAGTAAGCAAATTTCTTACCTGAACCAATATCTTCGATGCCTTGGTCAATCACATATTGATGGCCTAAGATGGTTGCAGGTGCTACGCCAGCCACATCAGGCAACCATAATGGACGTTTTTGTCCATCCACCATTTCTTTCAACGTTTTTAACGTATTGTCGTTGAAAGCAAGGCGAGTATTGCCAACATTGCGATAGGCAGGATCTACTGAGTGGATCAATGCGTTAAAATCTTGCCATGTTACTGCTGCGGCCGCTGCTTGAGTCACACCAGTAACTGCAGTTTGTAAGCCTTTAGGTTGGGCAGGTGAGCCAACGCCAGTACCTTGGATAAGATATTTAGCTTCTGCGCGACCAATACGTTCTGCAATTCGACGAGATAAATACTCTTCGATATTCACACCTGAATCTTGTAACAATTCGTTTGATACGCGGATAATTTTTGATGAGAGTTTTTTCGCACCAAGCTCAGCTGTGCCAAAATCAGTATCTAATTCGGTTGCTGCAGTGTTTTCACCAACAAGCTCACCTTCTTCAGCCGTACCATCTGCTGTTGCCCAAGCGATAACTCGACCATTGTCGGTATTAATGATTTGAGCAACGCTAGCAATACCACCAAAAGCTTTCATTTTTTCGAGAATACGAGCCTGCATTTCTTTAGGTACGGTGTAACCACCTTTATTGTCCGTACCTGCCGCTTGTGCGCGAAGCTCTGCCATCACTTGACGTTCTTCTTGGCTTAATTCGCCTAAGCCACGACGCAGGAACGAGTTAAATGCTTGTGAACGTTTAACTTCTACATCAATAACTGGTTTTGATTCAGTTTCAATTTGACGTTGTTCTTCAACAAATAAAGCATCGGTTGATCGTAATGATTCTTCGCGCTCAATTTGTGATTCAACACCGCCTAACTCGGATTTCATAGAATCCCACTTAGTGCGTTGTTCTTCAGTCCATGTTTTTTCGCCAATTTCATCATTCAATTGACGCATTTGAGCCGCGATATTACGACGTTTTTCTTGAAGTTCATGTAATTTAGCCATGATTTTTCCTCTTTCTTTAAATGAAAAAAGCCGCATTATTGCGGCTCGTATTGATAAAAATTACTTTTATTTAGCGCTAATTAAGCTTAAGAATCGCTCACGTGCGGCTTTTTGTGATACCGCTTTAGCAATTGTTCCTGAGTCTCGAGCTTCTTTCCACGCTTCAAGTGATCGAGCTGTACTGCTTGCTTCTTGGTAAGCGGGATAAGTCACAGGACTGACATCATAAAGGCGTGAAATTTTATGAATCTC